GTTCCAGAACTAGCAATGTTTGATCCGTTTCGAGCTACTGTGAAGTTAGTAGTAGCCGCTGCGCCTGTGCCGTCTTTTACGACCACATAGTCTCCAGCTGAAGGAGATGCAGGTAGAGTAATTGTAATACCCCCAGCAGTAGCGACTTGAAATGTTGCCGAGGTAACAGTTGCACTTGATGCTATTAACGATGGCGCTGGATAACCTGCCGCTTCAGCTGCTGATGCCCATGTGCTGCCGTTAGACTTTAAGACGTTACCTGATGTACCTGGGGCAACCACCTGAACCGCTGAGGTGCCGTTACCCAAGATTACGTTGTTCGCTGCTAGAGAATTAGCTCCTGTGCCGCCATTTGCAGGTACTAATGTTCCAGCAAGTGTAATATTACCTGATGTGGTTATAGGACCGCCTGAAGTGGTTAATCCTGTAGTTCCACCAACAACCCCCACGGAGCTAACAGTTCCTGTTGAACCGCCCGTAGATGCAATTACAGCAACAGCACCTGCTGAATTTTTATAGAACAATTTGCCATCATTGGTGTTGATAGCAAGCTCTCCCGCGTTCAGATTAGCAGCTGAAGGAGCAGCTGAAGCAGTCGCAGTTCGGTAAAGTTGAATTGGTGTAAATCCTGTTTCAGCCATTTTAGCCTCCGCTCATTAAAATCATTAGAAAGAACCGCCAGTTATTCCAGTGGTTGCAGTTAGTGTGGTGAAAGCACCTGTATTTTTAGTGGTCGCCCCAATGGGCGTGTTATCTATAGTTCCACCCACAATTGTCGGAGCTATGGGAGAAGCCAGTTTAGCTGTAGTAACTATACCATTTCCGAGCTGATCAGTCGTTAGCGGTACATCTGTAGGCGAATTACCAATGTAGGGATTAGACATTAGGTTATCTCCAGAATTGATAGGACAGCGTCAACTGATGATGCCGCACTTGAATTAACTTTTATTGAGTCGCCAGTAATCATAACAATCTTTTGATTACCGCCTACAGGTACTAGAGCTCCTCCTACTGGGACAGGAGCATCTTTAACTATGTAATTGTCGTTGGTCCCATCATTAAGCGTCACATCAATGTTTACAGTCGATCCGCTGGTGTTAGACACTGTTAAACCGATAACAGTAGTCTGAGTTGAAGATCCCACTGTATAACTACCAACAGCGGTCAGCGCAGTGCCGATACCCCTGGACAGTTTACGTGTAAATGTATTTGCCATCTTATTCTCTCCTATCCTAAAGCCACAGCCAACGCCACGACATCATCAAGTGTTACGCCAGCCGCCGGTGTAGCAGATGTCCAAGTTGTGCCGTTCGATGTTAACACATTTCCACTGGTTCCAGCTGACGTTAATCCAGTGCCGCCATTGGCCGCTACCAAAGTTCCTGCGACAGTAATATCGCCTGTTGTTGACGAACTTGGTGTTAACCCGGTCGATCCACCACTAAAGCTCGTTACCGCAGCGGTCACCGCTGAATTCCAAACAAAAGCAGAGCCATTCCATTTTAAGAAAGTATCAGCCGATGTGGGCGCTACCACAAAGTTCGTAGTGTTTGCACCTGTGTTAAAAACTATTCGGTTAGCTGCACCACCTGCCACATTAGCTATTTGAGTTAGGTTTACAGCGCCAGTTTGACCATTTACCGAAACTACAGTGTTAGACTGATCAAGTTTCTGCCATGCTGTGCCGTTAAATACAGCCCAGTCTCCAACTTGCCAATCAGTTATGCCGTCAAGATTCGTGTTCCCAGCAACGCTCGTAATGTAATACTGACCATTTGTTCCTACCCCAGACGATAAGGAAGGAGCGTTTGTTGCAGCATTCCAAGTGCCCTGAAAGCTTAATCCTGTTGTAAAAGAGGCTGTGGTGGCGTTGGTTACCACACCTTTAGCATTTACAGTAATGACTGGTATAGCGGTTGAAGAGCCGTAAGTTCCTGCATTTGCTCCAGAAGCAGGTAAATCTGCACTAACTAATGATCTAAATAATGTTGGAGCGTTTGCTCCAGATGCTGGCCCACCGTAAATTAAATTAGCAGCTTGGTCGGTAATTACCAGAGCAGAGCCCCATGTTGGGGTTCCAGTTCCACCTGAGATTAATACCTGACCATTTACACCTGCTGGTCCTAATGCTATTTGATTACCTGCGCCATAAGCAATGGCCCCAGGGACTGACGTATTAGCTCGGCCTGTGCCACCCTGATCTATCGGCAATGTTCCATCAATTTGATTTTGATCGTTAAGGTTAACAGGAGGATGACGATGGTCTCCCCTAGATAGCTCGTTTAGAGTTCCTGCTGAACCATTAGTGGTTCCAGTCAGCGGAGCAGTGTCCTCAAAGTCGGCAGTTAGCGTCACGTTAGAGTTGAGATTTCCACCTCCCTGTAATCCTGCGCCAGCGATAATTTGACGAGCAATCGGTACATATCCAGAGACAGACACTGCGACTGAAGTAACTCCCGTAATACGACCCGTAGCGTCTACAGTAACAACAGGTATATTGCCTGCATCTCCATAAGTTCCGGCAGTAGCTCCACTATTTGCAAGTTGCACACTGCCAACGCCTCCATTGGCAATACTTAGAGTAACATCAGAAGCTAATGAGCCACCGCCCGTCATCCCGGTTCCTGCTAAAACTTTGCGAGTAGTTGGCACGCCTGTAACTTGTAAAAGGTCTCCAGCACGAATCTGGTAGCTAACACCCTGATAAGTAAACAGCAACAAGCCATCAGGCGATGCCACAGGTGCAGTTGGGAGCTGGGTAACTCTACTGGGTATTAAATTGCTTGGAACATCTGCTGTCATTTAATTCATCTCCAGATATTTATTGCCATCTTCAGTGACAATAAACTCATCACCAGCTTCTTGAATAACGCCTGATGGGCGAGTATCTATGTTCTTATCAGGCCGATTAAACGGCAAAACAATTTGATCCGGGCGTCTAGGAGGTAATAAATAAGGATCTAATCTATCCTTATCAGCCTCACACACCATTAATCCCGGAAAGTTAGGATCAGGCGAAAGTTCTGATAATAGAAATTTAATAGAGCATCTAGCACATATCGCAATACCAAATGTAGGCTGACCCGTTGGGTCCAGATAAATGCTCACGCTGTGTAAACCCCTATTCCTGGATTGATTTGAATTGCAGATCCATCATTATCGCCATCCCAAGCTCGTTGCATACTCATTGTTGCTTTAGCATCGAGCATTGGCATAAGTTGAGCATCTGCAGAGGGTGTTTCAGCGCATACCCTAGCCGCTAACCCATTGATTATAGCCTCTAACCACCGATTAGGTATATCAATCTCTTGCTGTAAGTTGTCGGTATCCATTATTTGGCGATGCCGCCAGAGCACTAATTGAAACTTTTCAGACGCAGCGTTAGGCGCTGGCCATAAATTAACAACTGGCTGAGGAATATCACGCTGATAATAAAAGCTGCTAGGACGCCCAGCAAAAACTAAATTGCTTTGGTTTACATAATTATCTCTACTCAATAAGCCAAGAGGAATGGCTTGAGGCATATTTCCTAACGTAATTCGGGAGGAAGAGATAGTAGAAGCACCATCAGTTGGTACGATTCTAAAGTATTGCTTGGCTAAAGCGCCATTAATTTGAGTCCAAGTAATATTACCAGCAACCGCTGTCGCATTGGTTGATAAATCAAGACTAGTCGAAGTTCCTACCGTAGTCCAAGCAGCATTGTCTGAACTAGTCTGAAAATTGACTGGAATAGCGTTCGCAGACCATTTAATTCCAATGAAATTGACTATTGTGGAGGTGGTAAAATTAACTAAATAAGAGGTATTTGTGGATGTTACAGTGCCACTTAGCTCTTGAAGTACGTTTAAATTTAGGTTTAAAACGTCAATTGTGCCCTTTGGAAGCTTCACAATTTGATTATTTTCGTAAAGAGGCAGTATTTGCTGCTCTATGCACCAGGATGGTGTCCGTATATTGGCCAGCTCATCGAGCATGAATGTCAGAGAATCAAGAGCGTATTCTTGCATTTCTGAAGTTATGGCCTGAGCAGGCAGGCGACATCTGCGAAAAGCGTGGTCTACGACTTTCAGCGCATTAAATGTTTTAACCCCAATGTTTCCCGAATAAGCCATATAAATTCCATATTAATGTAAATGTATGGAGTGCTGATTCAGCAAACCCTATGAAGCTCAGTAGTAAATCTACCAGCTGTTCTTCATGGTGCCCATTTTCTTAAATTCTTTCATCTCTGCTGAACCTACAGCGCCTTTAGAAGATCCTACGTCCATCATTTTATTGCCAGAAAACTTACGCTTACCCATAGATTTCTCCATGCCTTCGCTTTCATTCCGGCGAGACTTCATAGATTGACTCTTTGATCCATTCTTAGAGCCCATTGAGTCGTCCAAACGAGCATTAAAGCCCTGCTTCATGCCACCTTTTGCATAGCCTTTTGATTTCATGCCGCCCTTAGCGTACCCTTTTGATTTCATACCCATGTCTAAGTATCCTTATTTCATTTTGGAAAATGATTTAGCAAGATTTGCTCGCTTCATCGTTTTAGCAGATGGCTTAGGACCACCCACTATAGCTGGTTTGCCAGAAGCAACTTTATTTAACTTGCTTTTGGAAATGCTTTGCCCTTCAGGAGTTTCCATGTACTCACGAAGAGCACCCGGCTTTTTTACAGCACCTTTTATCCAGTCCTTTTCAGAACCGCCTTTAGCTGCCTTAAAGCCATTTCTAGCTTCACCGCGCAATCTAGTCATCTCATCACGGGCGTTACGCTCACGCGAGCTAACACGATCCATTTGAGCACGTTTATCTTTACGCTCTGCAGCGTCATTAGACTTACGCCCAGATACTCTACGCATTTCATCAGCTGCATTATCCTGAACCCCAATAACGCGAGACTCTTCGTCACGTAGATTTCTCATGCCGCCACGACTCATTTTCGCTGGAGATGAGGATTTTGTAAAGCCGAAATCAGAAGGGAAGTCAAATTCAGACATATACTTAATTGTCATTAGTAACCTCCACCTGAGTTGTTGATGTACACCGTGATGGTCGCGCCTGCAGTAAATGAATTAACGCGGAGCATAATGGCTCGACAACTTTCGCCACCTGCAGCCAAAGCATTAGCTGTAGCAGCCGCAAGGCCCGTAATCGGCATTCCGATTGACGTATAAATAGCATCTCGCTCTGGAGCATCAAAGATATTCGCAGGCGTTTGGAACACGCTATAATTTATCGTTCCAGTGACGCCGACCATGACCATCGGGGCAGACATCGTGTTTTCTAAATTGACCCAATAACCCACAGCTTCACTCAATAAGCCTACCGATAAGACTTTAGTACCCATAGTGGCGCTAGGCTGTATAGTTTCAACAGTAAGGAAGAACTGAGTGCTACTCACTGTTGCTCCGCTTGCAGGACCAGCTGCAATCACTTCAGTCTGGGCAGCGCCATTAGCGTTAGTCCCGACAATCGTGAATGCAATACCTGCCAAGGTGGCCTGAACGGGAGCGGTCAATGTCACTCTATGAGCAAGCCCATCGAATGTGCTGGTTGTCTGTACGGCAACCGCAGCGCCAGTACTCGTCAGTCCGTTTCCATTGAACCAGATTGGGGAAGTACCTGTTGGCGTCAGTGTGCCTATTTTAATTGGTCGCATTATTTACTCCTTTAAGTTCAAAAACCCACCGAAGTGGGCTTACCTAGATTATGCAACACGAGTAAATGTGTACGCTGTTGAGCTAGAGAACATAAGAGTAAATTTTGCTTGACCAGTTACGCCAGCAGGAATTGTTTTAAGACCAGCGCTGGCAGCAACGGCAGCACCTAGTGCTGATATAATACCATTTGTGGCAACTGCAATAGTTACTACGTTCGCGCCCGCTGTGTTATCAATGTACAGGTCAAATACAGTACCCTTTGATGCGCCTAACTTTGTACCCAATAAAGTACCAGTAGGTAATGTTAGAGTAGTGGCGGCAGCCGAAGTAGATGTGATGTATCCTGAAGCAACCTTATCTGCCGTAAGTGTTGAAGTAGCGTTAGCTGTTACAGCTACATGCGAATAAGTAGGATTAACTATCTTACCGCCGCTAATGCTTCCGGTTACGTTACCAGTTACATTACCAGTTAAATTACCAATAAAACCATTTAATGATTTGACTGGTCCTGAAAAAGTTGTATTACTCATCTTAAAATCCTCACATGCGAGTTAAAATATTTTTTGCTGTCTGCATGTCGTCAGCAAAAGCTGTCAGCAAAAAAAGAAATTCTTTTAAAAAAGTCTCCCTGACTTTAAAAATAAAGTCAGGGAGATTACTTCTCTAGGTTCCCGGAGTTCCGAAGACACCACGAGGATCTGTCCAGCCTACTGTGTAACGCTCTGTCGCTTTATAACGCATAGAGTCTGTTGCAAAGTCGCCTTCCATTGATTTTTCCAAACCGCGACGCATTAGAAGTTTTAAACCTTCTGGCGCATCAGTTTGAACCCACCAAGCAGTACTAGAAGTAATGCGAGAAAGGTTTGCTTGACCGTCTGACAAAAGACCCATTGATTTAATAGGGTTAATGTCGTTGTCAGCTGTTCCAGCTTTCAGTACTGATTTCAACAATGTTTCCGCTTGGAAAACATTACTTGGACCAGTAACGATTTGAGTTGGAGCCAATCTGATTCGTTTACCGTTGTTATCAACAGCGTTACGGATCTGAATAAGCATTTGCTCAAGTGAAGTCTGAGACAACGCAGCAGATGTAGTAAGAACATTACTAAACACACCGTTAACGATTGGATGATTAGCATTGCTCAAAGAAACACCGTCACCACCAGTATATGTACCGTTAAAAGCTCGGTTCATAATGTTAGCAGTTAAAGTTTCTTTAGTTTCAATCAAAGATTGCGCTAAATGTTTAGCGTAAGTTTGACCTATACGAATGTGATCGCCATCTTCAACCAATACTTTAGTCAATGCAAATGCAAGACCGTAGACATGGTAAAGGTAACGCTGCACAAATAAAATACCACCTGACTCATAAGTGACAGCCATGCCATCTGGAAGCTCAGGTGCCGCGCCGAAACCGTAAAGAACTGGTTCTTCATGGTAGTTGCGTGGGATACCTTTCTGCTCACGGAAGACTTGCTTCCACTCATCAGCTCGTTGGTCATAGACCCCGTCAAATACTTCGTTGAGGATTGGCTCAACGACTGACCGGAAGTCCGTACTACGCATTGGAGTAGCCATAGTCTATTCCTCCTTTATACTGAGTTTACAGCAGCTTTGTACTGGTGTTCGTTAATACGAACTGATACCACTACATGAGCGTCTGTTAATGAATTGTCAGCGCCGCCCGCGATACCTGTGATCTGAAATTGACCACTAGTAGCTTGGATTGCTGTTAATTTTGTCGTAGAAAGACCTACTTTGGTGTTACCACCCGGACTTGCTACAACCCAATCACATTCTTCACCTACAGCTGTTTGAACCGTAGTTCCAGCTGATGGGTTAGGATACTCAACATCGAAAATAGTTTCTGGATCATCATAGACAAATGCGACTACTTCTGTTCCTGTTGTGCTTGCTGGCCAAAACGGTGATAAAGATGGACGGCCAGTAGAATCGTTATACTGAACCCCCGCAAAAATACCCAACATTTTAATGCCATCAGTTGAACCTGATCTTGTTCCGTCACTTGTTGCTAGTTGAATTGTTCCGTTATCAACTAATTTTACTGGATCACCTTGGAAAATGTTTTGCGCATATCCCGAAGTTACAACGTACGCCTTCGCTGTAATTCTTCCACTATTGTGGTAAGAAGCACGAAAGCCAAATGGTGCAGATGTACTAGACATACTGAACTCCTTGGTTAATAGATTGTTCGTCAGACAAGATCAAATCGACCTTGTCGCTTCTCTCCAAAACCCTTGTTACCATCACCTTCTGCAATGCTACTGCCGTCTCCTTCAGCCTGTTGCCTAAGAAAATCAGCCGTGTCTGTTAATTTGCTTTCTTCGCGTAAAGGAGCATCGTGATGGGCTTCCATCATGTACTTCTCATATAACGATATTGGCAATTTAAAAGCCAGCATTTCGTTAACCCCTATGAATCCCTGCCAGTCACCCGTTTTGAGTGCTGCATATTCCCAGCCCGGTACATCTTCAGGCTTTAAAGGCTCGTAACCTAAACGGATACGCCCTTGGATTGAATCACGAGGATTAGTCGTTGTAAGCCAGCACATGTGCCAGCCGTCGATTTCTGGTAAATCTGGTAATGAAGATTGAAATAATTGTTGACGGAACATTTCTACCCGCTCACTTTCTGTGACTTCTCGATTTTCGGTATGTGCGCGATCTACCATCGCACGATTTTCCCGTCCTTCGTCTACGGATTTCTTTACTCGTTCGTCTGTTTTGCTCATT